CATTTACCACTTTCATCATGTACTAATAATCTTAGTTTTTCACCATCATAAGCATTGTCACCTGTGTTTTTCCAATCAATAGTTGTGTCAAGCCCAGCAAGATCTTCTGGTTTATCTGTAGATACTATAGATCTTCTTGTAAACTTAGAAGCTGGCACACGATATGCTAGTTCTGTTTTAGGTCGATCCATACCGTCTTGTATAGGTTTGAAAAAGAAAGGATAGTTAACTGATATTGGTACTACTTTATCTGTAAACATTTTTTTAGCATCAGCACCTGACTTTGATAATATACCAAATCTAGCATCAGTAGACATTGTAGCCATGTTAACAGTTTCGCCAGAAGCCATAAATGAAAAACCAGATCGTCTATTTTTTAAATAACACATACCGTAACATCTGTCATCTGCTCTGCAAGCTTCCCAAAATATAAAAAATAATCTATTTGATTCTCTAAAATCTGGTTGGCCAACATCAATTTTTGACCATTGTAAATACATGTAATGAGTGCCAGTTATAAATATAGGTTTATCTTTGTTTATATACCAAAAACCTTCTTCACGTCTTTTAAATTCAAGATCAATATAGTCATACCATTGTTCTTTAAAATCATCTGGATATTCTCTCCAATCAAATACAGTTTTTATTCTATTTAATACTTTAGGATAATCAAATCTAGTCCATTTATCATTTTCAAATTTATGAACATTGTTTTGTTTAGGTAAAGCTATTTTAAGATTTTGTATCTCATAAACATCGCCAATTTGACCAGTTTTTGATATAATAATCATATCGTGATCATCATTATATCCATACTCCCATTTATTATACCTATTCATTCGTTTAAGAATCTTAGGTTTAATATAATCAGGTAATATTTTATATAAAGTTTGCTCGTACATTATTTAGATCTTCCTTCAGCAAAACCACGAAACGTAGTTTCTTTTTTAACTTCTTTAGGTTTTTCATCTAACATGTTTTGTTCTTCTATAATACGATTATGTATTTCAAAAGCATCAAATATAGCTAGTTTTTTTGTAGCTGCTGCATTTTTAAGTCTGTCAGCTGATATATCATCGTCTGAATCTACTATAGGTTCTTTTGCAACCTTAATTAATTCCTCAACTGCAACTTGCCCAGCTTGGATTATATTCAACTTCGTTTCCTTCGTTTTCATACTTTATAACAATATCATTTGATTTCATACAATATAGTCTTTCCTTTTCAATTAAAAATTCCCATTCACCGTTAGGCGTATAACCTACTAAGTCTCCAGGGTTAATTTTAAGCTTGTTTAAGGAACTATTGCCATATTTTAATATACCAATAAGACTTGCTTCTTTATCTAACGTTAGATCGTCTTTGCTTTTTATAGGTTTTATAAAACACCTATCACCAAAACTATTCCAACCATTAGAATTTTTATATAAATATATTTGATCTATAGAACAGAAATAAAGATTATCTTTAAAAAAAGATCTACTTTTTTTCTTTTTACCTTTCATATCGTAAAAAGTTCTAAATACATTTTGATGTATAACAACAATATCTCCAGCTTTAATATCAATATTAAAAGCTAAAGGTGTTTTAATAACTTTAGCTAATCTATTTACAAATTTAAAACTTTCAATTTTAGTATTTAAAACAAGACTTTTACCATCTATGTTTACTGTATTACTGTATTTATCCCCTAAAGGTTCTACAATAAAATCATACAAACTTTTCATTAATATTCTAAATCATATTCAACTGATATTGCCATGTTAGAATTAAATTTTTTCCATGGCAATACTTCGTTGTTTTTTTTGATGTGTATATTATAAGAATTGTCAGCATCTTCAAATAGGATATGAGAAATTTCATGACCACCATAAACTTGTTGACCAACAGCATAATGCATTGCGTCATTTTTATAGTCTGATCCAATGCTAATTTTTCTAATATTATTTTGCATCTTCTTCTACTATGTCTTCGTAACTTCCATCTTGTAGATTGATGTTAATTTGACCGTACTCTTCTTCTAATTCTTTTTTAGTAGAATCAATTTCTTTACTTAAAGCTTCGATTTCTTTTGATACATTACTTTTTTGCACCTCAAGAACACCTACTGTTCTAAGCATTTCATTTAATTTACCTTGTTGTTCTTGCAATAATTTTAACTGTTCTTCAGTGATCATTGCTTTTACTGTTTCTTCTGATTTTTTCATTTAATTTAATTTAATTGTTAATTTACTCTTGTTTATATAGTTACTTGTATATTAATTATTTACCTACTATTAAGTTTGTTGCAGCGTTAGCAGCTGGTATTAATAGGTAATCAAATACTACTGGAAGTATTGATCCAGCCGGTACGTTTAAAAAATCAATTGCATCGCCAGCTATAGGTGCTAAAGACTGTACAGAGTCTATTCTTACGGTGCAATTATTACCACCTTGTACAACTGTTAAGATATCACCTACACTATACTGTTGACCAACAGCGTTTATTGCTACAGCAGTTACGGCTCCTGCAACTGCAGTTATATCAACCGTACAACCAGTTCCAGCAGAACTTGGTACAATACTAGTTACTGTTGTTGCTAATCCGTTAGCTGTAGTATATCCAGTACCTGCTGTTATTATTGATCCTAAAAGAGCTACAGTTCCTTGTACTCCTTCTTTACCAGCAAGAATACCTCTAACCGTTCCTGCTACGCCTACATATACAGAAGATCCTGTTAAGTTTGTTCCTAATGTTCCAGTTTGATTTTCAAATTCCCAAGCTGGTCTAGGGTCTATAGTATTAGTCGGATTGTATGCTAATGCTCTAGATATAAAGCTATCGTTTGTTGGAAAGTTTCCCATTGTTTAATTTTTATTTGTTACTTATTGATTTAAACTTTTCTGCGCCTCGTGAACCAAAATAAGCTACGTAGACTGTTGTTGTTAGAGTTTTAAGTAAACCTATCCACTCTTGTTCTACTGTAAATGATAATGCTTCATGGCTATCGACCCATATAAAAGCAATTGTCATTACAGATAAAAATATTAAAGACATTGGTCTTGTGTTTTTACTAAGCCATGAGTCTGACTTCATATCACTTTCCCAACGTTTACTTATTTCTTGCATTTCAGTCATATCTTGTTCTAATAACATTAATGCTTTTTCTTTATCCTCTGCAGGTAGCACAGGATCTTTATGTATTAAATTTTTTACTAAACCTAAAACTCCAGCATCAGGTAATACATCACCGGCTAGATCTAAAATACCTGGTGCAGCTTTACTTAAAAATGCACCGACTTTAGTTTGGTTAAATTTCTTTTTACTCATTATGATTTTCTATATGCTTCAGCTTCCCATGGTAAGTCTTTAGCGCCTTCTGCCATATCAGCTCTTGAGTATGTTTTACCTTTCCAATAAACGTTTTCGTTATCGTAGTCTAAGTCACCACGTTCCATTTGCTCTATATGTATTTCTTCGTGTTCTATAACACTTTTTTCTGCCTTATCGTTTAAGTTAGGCGCTACTAATATAGTACCGTTTTTGTTGCCTTTACCTAAAACACCGTGTTCTAGATCTCTTACGTAAATAGGAGAACTGCTTAGCTCAAATGGTGGTTTAAGTTTAAATGCCATTTATTATTGTTTACATTTGTATTTTCTTGACACACCGTAATCTGCTTTTCCTTTACCTTGAGTAATATCATCTACAGCGTTATATTCCATGTCATATTTAGCTTCTCCCATATAACCAGTTTTACCTGATATATCACCATAAGGAATATTATTAGCTGGTGATGATTTTCTTGAAGGAGCTTTGTGAGCTTCTCCTTTAGCATGTTGTACTTTGTGGTAACCACCTTTAAAATTATTCAATGGAGGTGCTTTTCTAGAAGGAGCTTTTCCATGATGTTGAGTACTGTTTGAATTAGAAGAAACGTGTCTTGAGTACTCGCCGCTAGTCATCATGTGATCTTGTGCGTTTCCTTTTCTTGACACTCCCTCTTCATATCTTGACACACCTTTATCGTGCTCTTCGTTTTCTAAATAATGTAATCTAGCTTTGCTAGATAATTTTTTGTTGTAAGCTTGTTTATCATCATAACGCTGTCCAGATGACATGTGTTTGTGTATTTGGTGTCCCATTTTTTTTATTTTTAATGTTATATAAATGCTGTTAATTTTCCTGCTGTAGTAAGCGTGTTTGGTTGACCACCAGCAGCAGCAGCACCAACTAATACTTTTTGTACAACAACTGGTAATACTTCACCAACTGGTACATCTTCAATAAATACTAAATCTCCATCAATAGTTTCTACGTATAAATTACCTGCAACGCCAACATATATCTGTGCTCCTGGAGAAGCTATGTCATTTGCATCGTATATTTTATAAGCTGATACAGCTGTACCTCCAGCAAATGGAAATATATTTGCAGAAAGTAACAATGTAGTATTGTTTACAACCTCAACTATAGTAGCTACTAAAGGTGAATTAGTGCTAGAAGCAATTGTAGCAAACATGTTATAAACTACCATACCTCTTGAAACACCTTCGTTAAGAATTGATCCGTCAGCATTGTAAGTAGTTATAAAATTAGCATTAGCATCAATTAATTGATTAGGAGTACCATCTGGCGTTGTAGCTGTAGAAGCTGAACTAACTCTTACGCTAGGTCCCGGAATATTTATAGTGTCACTAGGAGCTACCGGTATTGCGCTAGTATATGAGCTTGTATTTATTA